GAAGAAGGCGCCGTCCACCCCGGTAGCCGTCGGGTTGTTGTACCGGATCTCAGCGGCCGGCGAGAAGACCTTGGTGTCGAACGCGCAGATCTCGCCGGGAACGGCTAACGTCCCGCCGGTCGGCTGTGCCGTCACCCGGTACCCCCGGATGGGGTAAGCCGGGCTGGCGACGGTCGCCATGAACGACACGAAGAATCCGCCCAGCGCCATCACCTTCCCGGAGGCGGCCGGATTGTAGAAGGTGACGAAGTTCTTGCCGGTCACCAGGGAATCCTCCCGTTGCCGGCTGAAGATGTAGAGCGCGGTTGTGTGTGTCGTTGGCATCAGATGACCCCGTCCGCCACGAAGATGTTGATGACACCCGAATTGGTGTCGCCTGCGTTCGCTACGGTCGGCTGAAGAGCCCCGCCGTGATGCCAGCGGCGGTAGATGGTGACGCCGGTCAGCCCGACCAGGGGGACGGCGTGCGTGGCCACCGCGCTGGAAAGGTTCGCCCCGATCGTGGCGCCCGCGCCGTTGTCGAAGACCGAGACGCCCTCGGCGTCCAGGCAGTCGACGTCGTACAGGTCGTCGGGCTGGATTCCGCCGGTCGCAGGAATGAACTCCACGGCTACGATCGTGCCCATCTTGACGGGCAGTGTCGATCCGCTCACCGAGCCGGCCGCATCGGAAACCCATGTGACCTGGTATTGCGTGACGCCCGACTTCAGGGCGACCGGTGAAACCAGGATTGCTCCGGCCACGACTCCCCCTTTCGGTCAAAGGAAGAGGCCGCCGCCTGGGGCAGGAACGGCGGCCTCTGGATTGGGCGAGTCAGGCAGCGACGACGGTGGCCCCGTTGTCGAGCGGGACGTACGTGAGGGTCCACGTGACGGCACCGGTGTCGGTTGCGTCGGTGTTGACGCCGATCGCGCCGGGGGTAACGACGATCGGGTTGCGGAGTCCGGAGATCCCGCCGCCCGTCGACTTGACGAGGGCGTCGCCGGCCAGGCCGGTCGGGCTCAGGAGCCCGCCCAGTCCGAGACTGGTGACGGCGACGACCGCCGACAGGTCGTTGACCGCGCCGCTGCCGGACGGGGTGGCGACGAGCTTGGCGTTTGTCGCGGTGGCTCCGATGGCCGTAGTGACGACGCCGGTGATGTTGGTGACGAGCACCCGGCCGACAGTGACGGTGAAGATCGACCCCGTGGCCGTAGCCGGGAGGGTCTTGGCCCCGCCGGTGACCTTGACGCCGAAGTTGATGGTGCGGAGCTGGTCGCCCTGGACGATGACGGACATATCACACCACCAGGCTGGACTGGAGGTTGGACGGCTTGCGGGCGACCAGGAGGTCGTGGACGATCGCGACGCACGTGCCGGTCGCGGCGGTGCAGACCACGGAGTCGTAGCCGTCAGCGAGCTGCTCGGCGCGGACCGTGATCGCGACGACGTCGTTGGTGGCGTCGGCGTTGGTGTAGACCGCAGCCGCCGTCGGGGCCTTGGCGACCCAGCCACCACCGGCGTTGGGGCCGGCGTAGATCTTCGACTGGGTACCGTTCGTCGGAGCGGTACCGCCGAAGGTGAAGAGCGTCAGCGAGGTCGAGGAAGCACCGGCGATGGTCTGGGTGAACGTCAGCGCCTGGGTGCCGGCGTCCAGGAAGGACAGGAAGGTCACTGCGGTGCCCTTGGTCAGCGGGACGCTGACACCGGAAGCACTGTAGATCGTGTTGAACACACGACCGAGTCCGTCTGCGGACATTTTTCCTTCTCTCTACAGGGGGTTTGAATGCCCTGCTGATGGCCCCGGGGAGGGGGTTTCAATGCCCTCCCCGGGGTTGGAATTACGGCCGCGCGTCGAGGGTGACGAACGGGCTGAGGGTGGGGCCGCCGTTGCGCGGGGTGAGCGCGCTCTGGAGCCACGGGCGGCCGTCGAGACGCTCGACGAACTTGAAGCTCGTCTCACCGTTCTGGAAGCGGAAGTGCTCCGAGGACGCGACGGTCATGGCCTGGCGGTCGCCCACCAGGTAGTAGGAGAAGTCGATGAAGTTGATGTCACCCTGGGCGCCCAGGGCGGGCACCTTCTCCGAGATGATGACAGGCCGGCCGAGGATCGTGGCCGGAGGACCGCCTACGCCGCTCGCCAGCCACACCGCAGAGCCGCCGGTACCGACCGACAGCGCCATCGTGGCCAGCTCCGGGAAGGTGTCGGGGGAGACGACCCAGACGGCGCTGGAGAGGGACTGCGGGAGCATCCGGGCGTACATCTTGACGATGTTCTCCCAGACGAGGCTGGCGGTCGGCTGACCGACCTCCTTGGCGACGGAGACCCGCGCGGCGTTGCCGGTGGTGTTGATGCCCAGAGGCTGGCCGGCGCCGTTCCCGGAGAGGAAGGCGACGTCCGCGAAGTACGCGAGGGCCTGCGGGAAGGTGGAGCGGATGAACGCCTCGAACGAGACCGCCGAGTCGGCGATCAGCTCGTTGGGGACGTTGGCGAACGCCGTCAGCTTCCAGGCTTCCAGCGCGAGGCGGCCGAAGGTGGCCGCGACGTCGGTCATCTGACCGGACTCGGGAGTCCAGTAGCCCTGCACGCCACCGAAGACGTTCGTCGCGTGCGACGTGTCGTCGATGTACGGGTAGATGACCCGCGAGGTCTCCATGGGGACGATCCGGGCCCGGGGGCGGACGACGGAAGCTTCCAGGGAGAGGGAGAGCAGCTCGGCGCGGAACGCCTCGGGGACGAGGAATCCACCGGAAGCCGGCTCGCCCGAGGACGCGGCGGCGTTCTTGAGGTTCTCGCGCTTGGCGGCCAGTTCGGCCGTCATGTACGCCTTGGGGCTGATGTCGATGAGGAACTGGGCGAGGGTGTCGCCGTACTCCTCGGCCTTGAACTTGGCGCCGAGCGCCTTGGGGGCGTAGTGGCTCTTGGCGTTGGTGGTGACCGCGTCGACTCCACCGCGCTTGAGGGCTTCGAGGCCCTTGACGTTCTCGTTCTCGCGCAGGTAGTTGGCGAGGACTTCCTGGGTCTGCTCCTTGAGCTGCTGCTGCAGACCGGCGTCAGCCGTCACGACGTGCTTGGCGTACGCCTTGACGACGTCGTTGAACTGACCCTCCTGCATCAGGTTCTGGACCTTGGCGCCGTCACCAAGCAGCTCTTCGAGCCCTGCCTGGTCCGACGGGATCGTGATCTTAGGCACGGATTCCCTCCTTGAGAGAGCTCTTGAAGGCTGCGAAGTCCCAGGTGAAGGGCTCGTCCTTCTTCTCGTCCGGCACCACGGTGGCGACGGGCGTGACTACCGGCGTCTCGGCCGGTGGCTTGAGGGCCGGCGCGGGAGCGTTGTCCCTGCCGGCGTGGTTGTACATCGACAGGTCGAAGCCGTCGCTGGAGCGGGTCTTGCCTTCGGCCTCATCGGCCAGGCCGGCATCCAGGGCCTCCTGGGCGTTGAACCAGGTCTCTTCGCGCATCAGGTTCCGCCAGGTCTCGACGTCACCTCCGGCGCGGTCGGCGTAGACCGAAGCGATGTTGGCGCTGGTGCGGTCCAGGAGGTCGGCGAGCTTGCGCATGTCGGCGGAGTTGCCGACAGCGGCCGACCAGCCCTCGTGGATCATCAGGGTGGCCTTGGGGGCCATGACGACCTTGTCGGCACCCATCGCGATCACCGAAGCGATCGAGGCGGCCACCCCGTCGATGTGGACGGTCGTGGGCTCCTTGCGGTTCTTCAGCGCCTGGTAGATCGCCAGGCCGTCGAAGACGTCCCCGCCGGGAGAGTTCAGGTGCACCGCGAGGTCGCCCTGGATGTCCCGGAGTTCGCCCAGGAAGCTCCCGGCCGACACGCCGAAGCCGCCGATCTCGTCGTAGATGTACACCTCGGACGGGCCGGACGCCTTGTTGTCGATCCGGTACCAGTCGCCCCGGGCTCGGGCCTTCGGCTTGCGCGGAGTCCAGTCGGCCATGCCGCCCCAGCTCTCCGGGAGCATGTCCTCAGCGCCCAGGGCGTGGGCACGCTTGCGGATGTGGGCCTTCGCGGCGTCGGGGTTGCCGGCGCGGCCGATCGCCTGGATGGCGTTGCCCAGGTCGTCCTTGGTGACGATCGGGAAACTGCCGTCGGGCATGGCCTCGCCGCTCTTCGCGAGCCGCTGGCGCTCCTCGGTGGAGAAGTCCCGGTTCAGGAAGTCCCAGTCGAGATAGTCCTTCATGCGTTGTTCGCCTCCCTTACGGGACTCGGTGGTGCTTCAGGCTGGTTGGGGTCGTTGGAGCCGTCCCCCTGAGACGGCCGCCCGAAGCCCGACGTCGTAGGTGCCGGCCGCTCCCACTGCATCTCGGGGAGGCCCACCACCTCTGCGGCGTCCTTGCCGTCGACTCCGGCCTCGGTGAGCAGCTTGAACGCCTGCGCCTTGGTGATGCGGTCCTTGGAGTCGGCCTCGCGGTCCTCGGGTACCGGGTCGTCGAAGTCGAACTCGACTCCCTTGCCGGTCGAACCGAACATCGGGAGGAGCTGGTTGTTCCAGGCCGACCGGAACCGGCACGCCCGGGGGCGGACGAGGTAGCGGCCGTACATCCGCTCGTTGGCGTCGGCGACGGCTTTGTTGACGTCTTCGGTGGCGCCGGTCATGCCCTTGGGGTAGCCGAACGCCTCAAGGATGTCGGTGCGGGACAGGTCGGCCAGCTCGGGGAACGCCATGTCCTTCATCGTGTACTTGCGGTCGATCCACTTGCCCTGCTCCAGGATCGCCACCCGGTGGGCGTTGGCCACACCCCGGTGCTGTTCCCGCCAGCGGGTCTCCAGCTCGCGGAACTCGTCGTCGTCGAGACGGTCCTCGATCTCGATGATCCCGCCGGGCTCCGCCGAGTTCAGGAAGAAGTTCCGGTTGTACTCGGAGGCCAGGCGGTTGGCGTCCAGTTTGATGGACAGCGCCTGCACCGGGCCGAGGCCCCGGTAGATGTCGAGGGGGTTGGGCCGGCGGACGTGGATGACGTCCTGCTTGCGCAGCGGGACGGTCTCGCCGTCGGGCCCGACGTAGATGTAGCCCGTCAGGACGTCGTCACGGTCTGTGATGATCAGGACCCGGTCGGGGCGCATCGGCCACAGGTGCAGCGGACCGGCCGAACGGATCGAGCCGTACTCGGCGACCGCCCACCACTCGCCGGCCGTCTCGAAGTGCTGATCGAGGGTCTCGACGAACTCGAAGGTGTCCATCAGCGGGTTGGGGTTCGCCAGGAGCGTTACGGCGGCGTGCCGCACCACCTCGGTGCGGTTCTCGACCTCGCGGTACACCCGCCGGCCGTCGGTGTTGGTCCGGTACAGGTGCCACGGGAGTTCGCCCATGCTCTCGGCGAGCCGGCTGACGATCCCGAACAGCGTCGAGACCTCGCCGTACTGCTCCATGCCGCGCTGCATCTTCTGGGCGCTGGTCGAACGGCCCGACAACACCGAGAAGACACCCTCGCGGGAGTCGTATCGGGTCGAGAAGGGAACCGGTGAGCGGTTCTGGAACGTCGCGGCGATGTTGCCGACCAGACTCACCCGCGCCTCCCCTTCTGCCGGTCCTGCTCGTGCGACCACAGCAGCAGCCATCCGAGCAGTCCGCCGACCGCAAAGCCGAGCGGAGCGTACGCCAGCCACACACCGTATGCGACCAGGATAGCGCATACCACGGAAATCGCAAGAGTCAAGGCCTTTGCGCCTGCGCTTCGAAGGTTTTTGAGGGCGACTTGCCTGCCATTCTTCGACTTCCGCCACCAGGCTACCATACCGGCGCGGCGCTGCTTCCACTTCGGGAGCGGGGTCAGGTCATCGGACACGTTCGGCTCCTCAGTACGAGATGGTGCGGATACGGGGACGGGACTTCAGGTCACGCTGGGCGACCATGTACCGGAGGGCGTCCATTCCATGATCATTCTCTTTCACCGGGTGCTCCTTCGGGGGCTTGCCGTTGTTCTGGGCCTGCGACGTACCACGATCCCAGATGTACCCGACGATCTCCTCCTCCGAGCAGGTCGGCTTCTTGGTGTCGGACAACGCCTGGTCCCGCTTGATCAGGGCGTCGCGGCAGATGTACAGCCTCGGCCGGCCGTCGGCGTCAGAAGGCTTCAGGCGGGCCTTGACGGCC